GTATAATATAGCTATGACAGAGGGTCAGAGGGATTATTTAGCAGACTTAGCAGGGCGCAAAGGCGTCCGGTTGGATAGTACTGACAATGTGTCAGCCTCGTGGGCAAGCACAAAGATTGAGGAACTGAAAGCACTGCCAGACGCTAACCATCCACCCGTATCTAGTAAGCAAGTGTCTACGATCAGTAGCGACATCGATAAGACTTTACAGGAAATGAAGCGATGGACTTTTCAGGCGTAACTAACGAGACAGCTGCGAATGTGCATGCCGTGGTGCGTGAGATACTCGCACTCGATATATCACCTGCCGACAAACAAGCACAGATAGCGAGAGTGATCGAAGTGGTGGGCAAAGAGTATCACGACCAAATGTTTACTGCGAGTAGTCAGGTATTTGATAGTACGGTCATGCGAGGCGTCAGCTCGTCACTTGATAGCAGTCAAGCAGAACGCCTGGCGAATAAGCTAGTTAGGAATTATGCACTTGGCCGAGACACTGCATCCGCTCTGGTCACTGAATATTACAACTCTCTACTGGGCAACGCTCAACACAGAGCATTTCAGAACGCCATCAGTATGCAGAAACATCCTACACTCACGCGTACGCTCGGCCCAAAGCAGGACTGTGCATGGTGTGTTTCAAAAAAGGGAACGCACACTAACCCCTCGGGTAGTGATTTCGCTCGCCACGATCGGTGTGATTGCATATTCGTCGTGAGCGGTTATAACACTAGAAACGGTTTACTAGCTAATTACAGGAAGGTGTAGCAGCAATGATAGGTGTAGATATAAACTTCGTGAATAGGCCGAATCCAGACGGTACGGTGAGCAACCTCACTATCAAAGACTGCCTAGTGGCTCAGTCGGGCAGTCCAACTGCCCGCCGCCCGCAGGTGACTGTCCACCTCCCGAAGGCAGACAATAGCAACGTGTCGGATGCCTGGTTTAGCTACGATGGAGCGATGTATCACGTCGTTGGTACTGCCGCGAAGAGTATCGCCGATAACACCCCGACACGATGGAATCGATATTGCATCGCCGAAAAAGTTTATTGATTTAAACTTTATGGTATAATATACCCATAACCTAACGCCAACGCTTGCGGTAAATGCGGATAACCCTACAAGGACTTATTCGCAAAGATGGCAACACTCCCTGATTATGCAACTATTGACGATCTAGAGCAGTTCTGGCGTACTTTGAAGGCCGACGAGAGCACGCGTGCGAGCACACTGATCTCTATGGCGAGTAACTATCTCCGCCAGGTAGCAAAGAATAACAAAACCGATCTCGACGAGAAAATCACCGAGGATACTTCTGGCGTTCTAGCTGATAGCGTAAAGATGATCACCTTGTCGGCCGTGAAGCGCGCTATGTTGACACCGACAGATGCCCCACCCGCCGATCAGTGGTCTCAAGCCGCAAGTCCGTACTCAGAGTCAATGACGTTCACAAATCCATCGAACGATCTTTTCTTTAAACGTAATGAGCTACTACTACTGGGCCTCGGAAGTGTCAGTGGTAAATCTCAGTTCGGCATATTGCGCGGCGCTCGAGGGGTTGTACTATGATTTGGTCCTCGCTGTACCCGACACTGGCTAAGTCAAAGGGCAAATACTCGTTTTATGATGGTAACTTCAGGTACCAAGACTTTTCAAGTAGCAAAGTAGCTCAGCGTCTACCACTATCCAGGGTAGGTTGGTCAAGGCGCGCCGTAGAGATGCGCGCAAATAAGACCCACTTCGACAAGTTTGAGAATGACACGATTGGGCTTAACGATGTATTCAAGGAACTTAAAGGTCCTCAGGCATTCAATAAGGTTAAGGACGACATTCTCATCTGTGGCGTAGGATTTCTAGCCTTAGCGGGCGACAGGGTGATGCCATTCACTGCGCTGGAAGCGACGGGTAATTACGACTGGCGCGAGCAAAACCTAAAGGATGGTGTCGCAGTTTTCCGAGAGAGCACCAAGAAGCAAGCCGTACCCGATCAACCACCCGACAGCTACATCTCCTACGGCCCTAGACAGACAACGGTATTCGAGAACGGTAGAGAAACGCCTACTGCTAACCAAACAGGGCGCCCGCTCATGACCCTACTGACACACAAGTCAACGACTAAGCAGCCGTTTGGAAGGTCAGTGATCTCAACTACCGCTCGTGATGCAGTGATAGACGCAAGCCGCACTGTTCGCCAGGCGATGATAGCCGCGTACCACTACAACACCAAGGTAGACGTGATACTGGGCGTCGATAACGAGACCACTCCGACATCGATAGAGACCAAGACCGGCGATGCTTTGCTCGTGAGTGCCAACGAGAATGGGCAGATTCCTCAGATCGGCCAGTTTGCTCAGCATGCAATGGCACCGTTCACCGACTCGATATTGATCGCCGCTCGAAACTTCTGTGCGGACACAAAGCTAACCTTGGGAAATCTAGGTGTAAACTCTAATGCTCCCCAGTCACCCGAAGCGCTGGAGATCGTCGGAGATGACCTTCGCGACGACATATCTGAGTGGCAAAAGGAGATGGGTGAGCAACTGAAGTACTTCGCGGTGACCCTCTGGATGAACAAAAACGGAGTTACCTCGATAGACGCTAACCTACAGTCAAAGATCGACGCTATAGAAGTCGCTTGGCTACCGATCTTCCGTGCGGATGTGGCTAAGTTCGGAGACGGACTCACTAAGATAGCACAGCAAGCGCCAGGTATCGTACGGCAACGATCTGTCTGGCGTAAACTCGGTTTGACAAGTGATGAGATCGACGACGTGATCTCAAGCACAAACCTCACCTAGGTATAAACTTGCAATATTATGCAATATGCTTGCGCTTATTATAATCATGTGTAATAATATAGCTAACGTTTAACTTTTACGGGGGTAAAAAAGGTGCAGTTTTACACTAAAGGTGAAGATGGCAGTTTTGCTGAGGTTACACAAGAGCAACTAGAGGGTGAATTTAAGCCGAGATTTGAACGGTTTAAAAAGACTGAAGCTCCTAAGATACGCACTGAAGTAGAGGAATCAATCCGTAAGGAATTGACACCGAAGCTGACCGACGAGATCAAAAAGCAGCTAGATGACGAGTATAAGCCAAAGCTAGAAGCCGCTGAGAGTAAAGCAACTAAGCTTGAAATCACTGTCCGACAGAAAACCATTGCCGCTGAGTATGGTTTCAAATCCGACCTAGAGAGTTTCTTGGGAGACGGTACGGACGATGAGATGCGTGCTAAAGCCGATGTATTGAAAAGTACAGGCCATGCTGCTACCACAACTACACCTGAAAAGACTACTACGAACCAAGCAAAACAAGGTTTCGTTACAAAAGTCGAATAGATAAAACTGCTTTTCTACACTAACTCTGGATAGAAAGGAAAGCATAATATGCCTTTTTCTGTAAACGTCGGTGAAGCACTCAGTAATGATTCGTTCACTGGCAAAATGAAGCAAGGTGTGGTCTCTAAGCTCGTAGGCCGCCTACCTGAAGTAAAGATTCGTGGTGAGCAGTTCTTCGATCTGTCTGGCCGCACAAAAGGTGAGATTGTCGGTGAAGCAGACGCTAAAGGTCCTACTCCTACTGATCATCCCCTTCGTCATATTCGCACCACTAAGATTCACTACACGGAGCGCTTTAGCACCGAGTTCCTGAAAATGGATGAGCAAGAGCAGCTAGATGTGCTGAACACCCTAGCAGCAAAGTGGCTACAGAGTGACTTCTTGCGTGACCTCGATACGGTCATCTTGCATGGTATTAACCCTAAGTCTGGCACAGCAGCTGCGACAGTCACTGACTATGTTCTGAAAAGTGGATCTAGTGTCAATGTTCCTTCAACGGGTACTACCGCTAGCGCCATCGACACTGACGTCAAAACTATGCTCAATGGGCTCGCAGACGACGGAGACGTGACTGGTATCGCGTTCTCGAACTCTGCCGCATCGAAGCTCGCCGGCATCACTGAGAACGGTGTACTGAAGTACCCATCTCTCGGCCGGTTTGGTTTCAATGTCGACTCATTCGAGGGTATCCCTGCTGCAAGCAGCAAGGAAGTTGGCGAGTTCCACGGCGCACAGGTTATTGCAGGTAACTGGGATGCACTTCGCTACGGCCTCGCAGCAGTCATGCCTGTCACGGTCATCGAATACGGCGACCCGGACGGCCTCGGTGACTTGCAGCGTTACAACCAGGTAGCACTCCGATTTGAAGCTATCTTCGGCTTTGGTGTGGCTAACCCTAATGCTCTGTACTGGGTCGGTACTCCTGCTAGCTCCTAGTAGGTGAGGCGGGGGAGTTTCCCCCGCCAATCTCCTTTAATCAACTAAGAACGAAAGGAATTATCATGGCAAGTGTTGCAAATGATAAGTCGAACATCACGATAGGCTTGCCAAAGCCTGGTGGTGCTATCTACTGGGCGCCAGCTGGCACGACGCTCCCTACTGACGCCACTACATCCCTAAACGCAGCTTTTTTGAACCTTGGCTATGTGACTGAGGACGGCCTAACCGTCGCGACTACAGAAGAGGGTGACAAGATCAACGCATGGGGTCCAGACGTCGTAGGTCGGTCACAGACCGGGTACTCGAAGGCATATACCTTTGCCCTACTAGAGACGTCGAAAGAGGATGCCCTCAAGTTCGTCTACGGCAG